CCTGTGTATGCACAGCAAGGACTGATAATATTAGGGGTCACAAATGCGTGTACAAAAGGCATCACACAAAAATTATCTGCCATTATCCTCCTTCAAATAAACTTGAAAAGTTATTTTTACCTTTTCCTCCCCCTGTTGCTCTCTGCCATCTTGTTCCTCTTATATCTGCAAGGAAACTAAAAGCATTAGATATTACTTCCATTGGGTTCTCAGAAGTGAATACTTCCTCAACAAATGTGTTAAAATATAATATGTTTCTTGGTACAAATTTACTGAATTCGTCTGTTGTATCTGAGCCAGATACTTTTCTCCAATGTTTAACTTGTGGTTTGTATATTACACTTTCAGCATCATTCATGTCGTTTGCAATTTGTACTGCTTTAATATGATTATAAACATTATGAGCCATCATTAAACAATAACTAAAACTGTCCCAAGCAGTTTTACCTTCTTTGTTATTTTTATTTAGGTCTCCTTTGCCATACCAACAAATATCTCCCATTGTTAATCTATCGCCAATTGCACTTGGAAATGGAAATGGAATATTGGATCCTTTAAGTCTTTTATCATCAAACCCTTCGTCCATAATATATGAAAATCTTTTTGGAGTAAACACGTTTTGAGTGTATACTAATCCATTTGCAGTTGATAAAAATGCTGATGCCGAATCAAAACTTATTGTAACATTTGGATTAATATGTTTTCTTAACTGTCTTTGTATTTGTGTTAAGAAACAAGCCCAATCTAATTGTGATGTGCCTAATACGTGAATCCAATCTTTACCATCAAGCTTCTTTTCATCTCGCATAATGATTAGTCTTTTAAGTAGTACTTCCATATCACACATATTAATACCACCCATTCCCCAACCTTCGAATTCAAAGTCCTTTACTGCATCATACCAAGTACAAGCAGATTCCCAATCGTCACCTTGTAATACGTTTAAGAATTTTGTTTGTCCTAGTCTGTTTTTTTGAAAGAATTGATTATTATATACAGTACTATCTAAACAATCTTTAAATGAAGTTAATCCTGTTTTAGGGCCATTCAATTCATCTGCCGCCCAAGTTGGTACGTCTAAAGTCATAGACCAATCAGATGTTAATTCTAACCAGTTTAATATATTACTTCTTACTGCGTTTGCTTTATTACCCTCAAAATCTTTCCAATCAAATTTAATAATACCTTTGCCTAATTGATATCCTCCAGAGTCACCAACTATTGTGCTAAACTTTCTATCTCTGTTTACACACATAGAATCTCTGTCTGCAACTTTATCCATATCTAAACAGGCGTGTCCTGCTGAGTATAATGCAGTTGGGTATGTAAAATAACCTTTGTCCGGATTAATAAAGTTTAAACCTTCAACACCACTATCAAAACCTTTTGGAATACGTTTTGCAGAAATGTGTTTGCCTTCTGTTACTCTTTGCTTACTAATGAATGTGTTGTAAAAATTTGAAATAGCAGGCAAGAACACTGCAAAATTTCTATTAAAATCTCCTAAATGTTCTTGCCTTTTATTTTCGGCCATTATTGCGCCTGAGCTGGAATAATATATTGATACTTGCCTAAACCCGAATCAACAGAAACCATCATTGCACCTTCGTTAGAAAAATGCAACATAACTTTTGCTGAATCAGACAGTTTCAGTATTTGCAATACCTGTGCTACAGGCCAACTCCATCCTTTATTTAGAGTTCCAGTCATTCCGTTTGCAAAAACAAATTCTCCACCGTGTGATGCTTGATCACCAAATGTGAATATCAGGTTACTATTCTCTGTTCTAACAACAAAAGAATTGTGTTCTGTATTTGCTACCGACTGAAAGTTAAATCTTTGTACACTTGCCACACTTGGTTCAATTTCAACGTCCCACTTAACTCCTTTAAATTTAACTGTTTTAAGTTTTTCGTTGATAATATCAGCATTCATAAATCTGTAATCATTTTTAAAGTCACCTTTTTCGTTTTCAAAATGAATCCCTGTTGGTACTTCAGCGCCGTTTCTAGTTCCTTTGAGTACATTTATTTTTGCTTTTTCTTTATATTCTGGGCACTTCAAATGGATATCTAGTTTACCCAATTGAGGCATACCAAAAGTGCCATGCATTTCTGCTTGTGGTTTGTGAAAAGATCCTTGCAAGATAACTGATCTGTCTTCTGCCATTGAATCAATGCCAGTTTCGTTACTGTCTCCAGTAATTTTAACAAGATCTAAAAATCCCAAGTCATGTGTGTGCTTAACAATGTCTTTCAAGATATCTATCATAGTGTTTTATTATATAGGTTATTCATATATTAATCAAGTGTGATTTCTGAAATTTTATATACAGCAGGATTTTGTTTACCAGGTTTTTTAAATATGGCATAATTGGCACCCGGTTTAAATTGTAACATTTCTATAATTTCATAACCTTCTTCTTTAATAATTTTTTCCATTGCAGTTTTGGTATTATAATTCCAATAACCACGTTTTGCTAGATGTAAATCATAATCATAGTGGCAATCAGCATATTGTATAAACACATAACCACCTGGTATTAATACTCTTTTAATGTCATGTAGATATTGTTGTATATGATTTTGTGTAAAAAATACAAAGGTATCCCAACTAAACACAAGGTTGCATGAACCTTGCGGAATATTTGAACATTCTGTTTTACGTGTTGTATAAAATTTAAGATATTTGTTGTGTGCAGGTTTAAACCTTCTTCTGATTTTACGTTCTAATTCTGGTATTACTTCTAAAAAATAATTTAATCGCCATGATCTAAACTCTTTTGAAAACATTCCAGTTCCTGGTCCTATTTCTAAACTATTGTAAATATTGGTTTTAGCAAATTGAAATATTTTTATTTGTATCGTCCTATATAACATTAAATCAACAACAGGTTTTTTTATTTTTTGTTCTAAATCGAGGTTAAACCATTCTACAGTTTTATCTAATCTGTTTATTTCTTCTTTATTATTAGCATCTACGGCTATTTCTAAATCTTTTAGGATTTTTAAATTAGAATCAATTAATTTTTGTAGGTCTTTTTTCTTTATACGTTCTAATTTTTCAATTAATAATTTTATTTCTTCTATACTTAACATAATACTATTTAGATTCAAATAGTTTATTGAATGTATTACTGGTTTCAGTACTTTGTACGTCCCAATTTAATACACCTATTAAATTATCTATTTTTTGATCTAATATTGTTTGTTCCATAGCTTCAGAATCAAAAGGTAGTTCTTTAAACCAGTCTGGAATACGTAATTCATCTGTAGGATATGCAATACTTGTATAATTTAATGGATTATTTTTTAATTTACATACAATTACTTTTGCACCATCTAATATAGGCAATGAATACTTGTCACCATACATTTGTTTACAGTTATTCCAGTTCATACTTGCTCTAACGTGTCCTGGCATATTTGCTCTACCTTGTTTTTCTTCTGCCGCAGTATACTTGGTCATGTTGTTTGCTCTTTTTGGAGAGCCTTTTTCCCAACCAGGTCTTGCTTTAAATTCTGATCTAAATTCAGTAATTTTTTCTAAAACTTCTTCTTCTGTCTTACCTGTTAATACCATTAATAATATATCACTTAAAAAGTCTTGTACAAATATAGGAGTATCAGATCTTTTTAAATCTAATCCCATGGCTTTCATTTTGCCTTCTTTACCTGCGTTATCTGTACGAGTTCCTTCAATATCATAATATAACAATGCATATCTTTTCTTTGTAATAAACAATCCTTTTGATGCAACAAGTTCTCTACCTGCTTTAATAACAGAACCACGTGTATGTGGACAATGAAATGCTTTAGTCATAAAGCCTGTAAATGTTGTATTCATTTCCTCTGCAATTTTATCATATAATGCAATTACTGATTCTTTACTCCATGTAATTTTACCTGCGTTAATATCATTTTGTAAAGTTTTATGTGCTGTAAAATAAACGGAATCTGTATCCCCATAAACAACTGATTCTCCTTTGTGGTCATATTTGCCTGCAACAATATGATTTACTTTTGCCGCCATGTGTTTTGTAATACATCTACCCGTTAATGTTACTGATTGTCCTATACGTATATCAAAAAATCTGCAACCAGGATTTAAAAGTGCTCCATATAAACTATTCAAATTAATTTTTTTAACTAATTGTCTTTTATCCCAATATGCTCGTTCAATTTCATTATCTCCACAATCGCCCATCTTACGTTGCATTTCTTGTCGTTCAGCATACCAACGTTTTAATAGTCCTGGAATAATTGCTTCAAATTCGTATGTGAATAAAGTACCATTAGCACTTAACATCCATTTATTATTGCTTTCAAATACTAAATCATATAGTTGGGCCGCCGACATTCTAATACTAGTACCGTCAGCCCAATCTATAATTATTTCAGTACCTTTGTCTTGTTTCATTACTGCTTGATATTCCCAACTACCAAATTGATTATCCCAAGCCGCCGCAAATGATTTTTTTTGTAATTTTGCCCTGTTTATCTCTGCTGATGTTATTACTGGTCTAATTTGTCCTACAATAGTTTCTGGCCCCATGTTCAATGCTCTAATAACAGATGGATATAGTGAGTTAATATCAATAGATCCTATCCAGTCATGTATACCTTTTTTTGGAGTTGCCACATAAGCACCTGCCGCCGTAACTGGTTCAGCATCTTTAGCTCTGTATTTTCTGCCTGGTACAATCATACCACGTCTATGTGATTCGTTTACTATTGCTTGTTCTGTAACTGCAACCGCACCCATTGTAGTTTGTAGTAACACAGTATTTTGGTGTGCTATTTCATTTGCTAAATCGATAAATTTTAATTTCTTTTCTAGTTTTGCGAGAAGATTACAGTCTTGTCTGTTGTATTCAATAAACAATCCAAAGTCGTGTTTGTATAATGCATCAAGTGATCCTTCGTATATGGTTTTCTTTTCACCTAATTCATGCTCACCAATTGCATCTAATCTAAAACTATGACGTTCCTCGTATGTATACTTTCTATATAATTCTAATAAGTCTAAATGCACTCTGCCAATTAAATCATAACTTAAATGTTCTCTACCATATTTTTCAAATACTCTCTTTTTAGGTTTTTGTCCCCAAAAACATAAACGTCTTGTATCATCTGAGCTTAAAACTTTTTGTATTCGTCCTACTGTGTATGGAATATCATATCCTTCTGAGTTCCAACCTGATAAAATATCTGCATCGTCAACTAATTGTAAAAATGCATCAAGCATATCTTTTTCTTTTTCAAATAACATTGTATTAGGAAATCTCTCTGTGAGTACCTTTGCTTCTTGCATTGTAAGTGTTTTTGGCGGAACTGCAAGTGTAACTAATTGATCCGTCCATTCCATATAACAACTTATGGCAGTTATGGGCATGAACGGATCATTAGTAGTGGCATAACCCTTTTCAGGGTCAAAGTCCACTTCAATATCAAAAAACAGTACATTCAGTTTTGGAGTTTCTTTACCTAAATAATTTTCTTCCAAACATCTAAACACTGGATTGATATCTTGTTCATAAAGAGTTTTATTGGATCTTATCCTTTGCTCTTTAATGAATTCTTTTGATGTTCTACATTGTACTTTTTGTAATGTTTTTCCAGTCATGGATCTATGTTTGCCTCTTGCGTCTGGATAGTAGAACACATACCTTGCATCATAATCTACAAATACACGACCCTTCTTAGGATCTCTTTCTACAACATAAATTTTATCTTCTTCTTTTTTATATAAAGCGTCTATGTAACTCATGATAAAAATACTATATAATTTCCTATAATGTTCATTATTGTAAACCATCCAGATAGTACTACTATCCAAATTTGTCTTCTTCTGTAACTAGCATAACACAAAGTACTAGAGCCAAGCAAGTACAATGGAAATACAAGATACATTGTTGGGTGTGGTGAGGTAAACGTTAAAATACAAGAACCTATAATAGTTAATGCTACAGAAAATAGTTCATACCAAAAAGCAACTTGGTCTGTTTTATAACTGTTTACCCAAAATTCTTTGAGTAAACGATAAATCAAATTTTACCTGCCGCTACCAATATAGATTCTAGTGTGTCTAGATCGTCAGTTAAATTTTTGTAATTATCTTTATGTGCGATTGAAATCGCTTTGTTAATTAATGCAGGTTTTAATTCTAATTCCTCTGCAATTGATTTTACTGTGTCTCTTAAACCTGATTTAAGATCATCTACTTCTCCTAGGACTTGTGATCCTTGAGAAATGATCTGTATCAGCTTTTGTTTTTCATCTTCGTTGAAGTTTCTTACTGCCATTGTTTTCTCCTGTTGTTTATAACAGTATATAACAGTTTTGGATTATATGCAAATGGTTTTTAGGTTAACCCTGCTAATTTCATAATACGTTGTAATTCTTGATCAAGATCTTCAACTACATCGTTATTTTTCATTATTTGATTTGGGCCATCAGCAAATGCTTCAACTTTTGCAAGTCCTCTGCTACCTGGACTGTTAGGTGATTTTACCTGTTCTCCCGCACTTATGGCTCCTCTTTGACGCATTTTGGTAACGTCATCTATATATCGTTTGTAGTTGTAAGGAATACCCGTCATACTAGGTATTTATTTTTTATGGCTTTTACAAGACTCTGTTTTAGGTGTCGGATCTAAGTCGTTGGTAAATTTATCTTGTGCTGGAACTTCAACTGCTGGTTCAACGGCATCTAGTTCAACTTCTTCACCACCATCTTCTACTGCTGGTGTTTCTACCGATGGTGTTCCAGGATCTGGTAAAACTTCTTTATCTAAGTCTACTAATCTTTCTTCTGGTTCTTTTTCTTGTACTACTTCTTGGTCTGCTTCTGCTTCTTTTGCTTCTGCATCAGCAATTATTTCTGTAGTTTCTGGAGTTTTAACAAGAATGCTTTTTGATTCTTCATTGTAAACTGCTTCATTGTCTGAGATAGTGTTATATAATTCAACAAGTTGAGCTTCTTCCGCGTTTTTAATATATTCTGCGATATCTGTTGAGATAACTTCTTTAAATGCTTTTGCATCATATGTTTGCTCTTCTTTTTGTTCTGCTTTTAATTCTGCTAATTGTGTTTCTAAATCAGCAATTTTATCTAATCTTTTGCTTTCTTCTGTTACTGCTTTTTTAATGTTTGATGATATTGAATCATCAGCATCTGATTCTTTAATTGCTTTAGTAATGCTTGATTCTACTTTTGGTTCTGCAGTAATTGCCTCAACTAGTTTTTGTGCTTTTTTAGAAACTTTTGGAGCTTCTGTATATTCTTTAATACCTGCTAATTTGGCAATATCAGCTAATGAAATATCTTTG